GGGGAGACGTCGCGATCCATGAAGGCCGATCGCGGGACCTGAGCGCGGTAGCCGAGAGGATCCGGGAGGGCGCCGAAGTCGGGTTCACGTTCTTCGTCGTCGACCACCTGCAGAAGATCCGAGTGTCCACCCTGCGCGGTGACGTGTACGCGACCGCTGACGTGGTAAGCGAGACGCTCGACGACCTGGTGGACGAGCTCGACGTGACGATCGTGGGCCTCTCGCAGCTCAACCGGATGGCGAGCCGCGAGACGACACGCCGCCCGACGATGTTCGACCTGCACGGCGGCACGAGCATGGAATCAAACGCCGCGGTCGTGCTGATGCTCGATCACTCGCGGGCGCAGATGGACACCCGGAGCCACAACCTGATTCGGACTTACGTGCTCCTAGAGAAGAACCAGATCGGCCCGAAAGCGATCCAGGCGCCGGTCCTCGTAGACGCAGCCACGCTCACGGTCACCGAAGCGATGCCCGACGAGGAGCACCTATGGCCGACGGCGCAACTCCAAACGAAGCGGGGCGCGGCATGAGCGTTGACCCCACCACCCACGAGGGCACCTACTACGTGGGTGAGCCCATACGCTGCCCGGGCAGGATCACGGGAGGTCGGCGCTGCAACCGGGCCCACGACACGGTAGGCCGTGGCACGGTAGTACGGGTCAGGGTCACGACGGAGCCGGTGTGGGGAGGCCTCGAACGGAAGTGCCGGAGGTGCGGGAACACGCTGGCGGTTATACTTGAGACGACGAACGGGAGGGCACCATGAGCTACAAGCTCGACAAGCTACGCGCCGCGCTCAGGAGAGAGCTCCGCACGAGGGCGAAGAAGCGCGTGGACGAGTTCCTCACCGAGATCGACCCCGACAGCCAGATGCCGATGAGGGACGTTCTGCTCAGCCACGTAGCGATGGGTTACGAGATCGAGGTGGACATCGCGGTGCAGGTCATCCACCCTGCGGGGCCTGAGCGGCAGGCGGATGCGACGGGCGGTATCGTCGAGGTGGCGAAGCACTGATGGCAAAGGGCAACGGGAAGAAGAACGGCAAGGCGGACAAGCCCGAGGTCGGCACGTTGCCCGCCACGCTCACCGACAAGCAACGCCGGTTCGTCGAGGAGTACTGCGTCGATTTCAACGGCACCCAGGCCGCCATCCGTGCCGGCTACAGCGGGGATAGCGCCGCCTCGATCGCGTGGGAGAACCTGAGAAAGCCTGAGATACGCGAGGCGGTCCAAGGGCTCATGAGGCATCTGACGATGAGCGCGGGTGAGGCTGCCGTACGTCTCACGCGCTGGGGACGCGGCACGGTAGCGCCATTTCTGCGCATCACGGGCGATGGTGAAGCGAAGGTCGACCTATCGACAGCCGAGGCCCAGGACGCGCTCGACCTGGTGCGCAAGATCAGGCAGACCGAGAACACCGTGCGCGGCAAGGACGGCGACGAGTACACGACCGTCCGCACCGAGATCGAGTTGCACGACGCGAAGGACGCGGTGATCCAGATGGCGAAGCTGCACGGCATGTTCCGCGAGGAAGGCGAGAGCCCCGACCGCGGACTCAGCCCAAGGCAGCGCGCCGAGGTGTGGGACGCAATTCAGCAGGTCAAGACGATTCAGCAGTTCGAGCGGCTCCTGGTGGGCGAGAATGGAAAGCTTGGAAGCGACTGACGCCCTCCGCGTGATCGAGCGCCTCGGCCCGCTCGCGAGCTTCCCCTGGCACACGCAGCAGCAGTTCGGGCTCGCGTCGGCTACGAACGTCGTGCAGGTCAACGGAGGCAACCAGAGCGGCAAGTCCACGGTAGCGGCCGGCGTCGTGTCCAGGCTCGTGAGGCGAGAAGGTCCGATCTACCGTCGGCTCAGGAACCCGGAGAACCGTCCGCTCAAGATTTGGGTCAGCCCACAGAGCTTTGAGAAGTACAAATCGAATTGGGAGGGCAGGCTACGCGACGAAGTCTTCCGCGGCATGGACGTCACGCACTCGGTCGAAGTGGACTACCGGCAGACGCCGACGCCGGTGTTCACGTGGGACGACGAGCACACGGAGGGCAACACGCTCTGGGGCAAGAGCCAGGACCAGGGCTTCATGGCGTTCGAGTCCGACCGGGTCGACCTGATCGTGTTCGATGAGGAGCCGAAGGATCCGAGGCTCTACACGTCGGCCGTGCAGAGGCTCGCGACCACCAACGGCATCGTCTTCCTCGCGTTTACGCCGCTACTCGGTATCAGCTGGACGCACGGACGCTTCTACACGCCGACGGTGAAAGACGAGCACCGGGTTGCCGACCGCGTGTGGCGCCGCGGCAACGAGACTACGGTCATCGAGATGGGTATGGCCGACAACCCGGAAGCCGTAGCCGGCGGCGGTGTCGCGCGTATCCAGAACGACCCGGGCATGACCGAGGCCGAGAAGAACACCAGGCTCTACGGCAAATACGGCTACGCCGAGGGCCTGATCTTCCCCGAGTTCGCCACGCTGACCAACGATGCGGATTCGCCCTACATGCTCGACGGGCTACCGAAGGACCGCCCCTACTCGTGGTTCCTGCTTGCTGACCCCAACAAGCGGCATGGCGGATTGCTCAGCGCGATCGACCACGAGGGCAACCGCTACCACGTGGCCGAGCACTACCGGGAATCGGTGCCGGATCGGCTGCACGCCGCGGATTACAAGCGCATGATGGCCGCACATAAACTCAACCCGGCACACGTGAGCACGCACGCCGATCCCGGTGGTGCAGGGAGTCAGGCGATCATCAACCTCAGCGACTCGGGCGTGTTCGCTCAGCCGGTGCCGAAGGACGCGGGGTCCGTCAAGGCGAGCATCGAGCTCGTGAGGCGTGCGGCGTGGCTCGACCCGAACCATCGCCATCCGGTGACGGGCAAGCTCGGGGCGCCGCACGTGTACTTCCTGCGCACGCTCCGGTCCACATGGAAGATCGCGGGCGTCGAATACCACGAGAGCCGTCTGCTCTGGGAGCTCAGGCAGTACCGCCAGAAAGAGCCAGCGCCGCCCGACACGCCGATCAAGGAGCTCGACGACGTGGTGGACCCGATGCGCTACCTGGAGCTCGTGCGGCCGTTCACGCCGCTCTACGTGGACACGAGCGAGGCGGACGAGCGGGCGAAGCTGGACAGGCTGAGCAGGAAGGCGTCGGAGGAGTTCGACGAGTTGGTGAAGAAGCAGCAACACGAGACGGCGAAGGCCGGAGGAGGATTCTGGTGAACATCAAGACAGGCGACCGCGTGGTCAGGAACGAGACGGGCGAAGCCGGCGTGATCGACGCGGTCTTCGAGGCGACGGAAACGAACCCCGCTCGCGGTAGTTTCCGCGGCGACGTGCGCGGCAAGCAAGGGCTCGTCGGGCTGGGTGAGTTCAGGCTGGAGGAGGGTCCCGTCCGGTCTGCGCCCGGGTGGCCGGTCCGTGTGGGCGGCGAACCGGTTGTCAGGACGCCAGTGCAGGATCCGGGCTCACCGGCAGCCACGCAGCCGAAGGCGGCAAAGCCGGAGGCGGCACGCGCGAAGAAGAAGCCCGCCGCGAAGAAGGCTGCCGCCAAGGGCACGGCCGCGAAGAGGGCGCCGAAGAAGAAGCGTCCGTGAAGGCGAATCAACCGAAGGTCAACGCGGAAGGGTTACGGTGACGGCGTTTCCACAAGAGGTGTTCTACGAGAAGGACTGCGACTGCCCCAGGGGCGTTACCGCCACGAGCGGGCGGCTGGTCATCAAGACGGAGCCCGCCGACGCAGGTGGGCTCCGGGCGAGGGCCACGCTGTACCCTGGTCCGGTGTGCGATGGCTGCGACAAGCCGTGGAAGCAGACCTGGTGATCTACGCCCTCGCCGCCGGCCTCATCATCGGCGCCCTGCTCACCTGGCTCGTCCACCGCGACGAGCTGAAGTACCAGAGAGGCGAGCTTCGCGTAGCCCACGCTCAGATCGCACACGCGGTCATGGCCGACGGTGCGGTCATCCCACCGAGGGCCGAGGAAGTCGAGCCACCGCAGCCGCTACCGGGTCCGCTCGTTGAGATCGTCAACGAGTGGGAGAGCGCCGAGAGCCGTATGGTCGAGGAGCACAGGATCCGGGGATGGCTCGCCGAGGGCTGGGGCGTGGGGGCGATCCTCAGGCAGTACAACGCGAACGGGGATGCTTGACCCTGCGCCTCCCGCCCGCCTATCTTCGACCACCACAGCCGGTCGTGGCTACCTCCATGGGACAGCCCAACATGCGGGACTCAGACTCTAGCTGAACGAGGCGCCTCCCGCGCCTGATGTTCGTGCCAGACTCAAAGAGACACGCGGGGACCACTACCCCGCGCCGGGTTCCAAGCCCGCCGAAGTAGCCGACTACGTCAAGCGGCTGCTCAAAGACGGCGACGCTGCCGCGCTCCAAAGATTCAAGCGCGCGACCCACAACCTGCTGTTCGCCGACGGCCGCCAGCACATCGACTGGAACCTGAGGGACAAGGCGTGGAAGGAAGCGCCTGCGCCCGAGGGCAGGGTCCGGATCGTGATGAACTACATCCGGCCGATCCTGCGCGCCCGCCTCCAACGCCTGCTGTCCTCCGAGCTATCCTGGCGCGCCGTGCCCGACTCGAATGCTCACGAGGCGCGGGACAAGGCGACGATCGCGACGAACCTGCTCGAAGCGCGGTGGAACGGCGCGGAGCTCGAGGCCAAGCTCCGCTACGGGCTCTGGCTCGGGTTCGCGTGCGGAGCGAGTTACCTCAAGCAGTTCTGGAACCCGGACATCGGCACGCTCGTGCCGGCGACGGTCCAGATCCAGAACCCGCTCACGGGCGAGGTGCAGAACTACCCGGTCAGCCCCGAGGGTGAGCCGCTGGCGGACCCCGAGACGGGCGAACCGCTGGAGCAGCTCGACGGCGCGTTCACCTACCGCCCGGGGGATGCCGACACTGCGGTCCGCACGCTGTTCAACATCCGGCTGAACCCGGACGCGTTCGGGTTGCTGCCCGCCGAGGGCTTTCGCTGGCTGATCGACTCCGAGGTCGTACCGATCAGCGTGGTCAAGGAGCGCTACGGCGACGCGGCCAAGAAGGTGCAGACGGTCGCGGGCATCGCGCAGCTCAAGCAGTTCGAGAGCTTGATTCGCACGGTCGGCCACCGCGCCGAGATGACGAGTGGCAACGATCTGATGGCGGGCCGGGACGGCAAGCAGATCCCCGACAAGGAGCTGACGCTGTTGTGTGAGTATTGGGAGGCGCCGTCCGATACGTTGCCCGAGGGACGCCTGGTCGTGATCGGTGGCGACGAGCTGCTCTACGACGACGTGCTCCCCCAGGGCTTCGTTCCCTACGTGCCGATCTACGACGAGCGCAGGCCCTTCGACGGCTACGGCCGCCCGACGGTCGACGATCTCGTGCATCCGCAGAAGGTGCTGAACAAGCAGTGGTCGCTGATCCTGGAGGAGATGGCGCTCTCGGGTCCAGGCCAGTGGGCGATGTTCGACGTGCCGGGCCTCTCTGAGCAGATCACGAACCTCTCCGCCGCGCACATCAAGATCCCCATGCAGTCCGCGCTCGCGAACCGGAGCATCGGCGATCTCGTGCAGCGTGTCCCGCCCGTAAGCGTCCCGCCCGATCGCTGGCGGCTGATCGAGAAGGCCGAGCAGGCCATGTATACGATCGGCGCGTTCAACGAGGTGGCACGCGGTCAGGTACCGACCGGCGTCGAGTCCGGCGTAGCCATCCAGCTGCTCCAAGAGAGCCAGAACGGCCAGCTCCACGACTCGGTCAAGACGCTGAAAAAGTCCCTGATCGAGTGGGGGCGCCAGACGCTCGGCATCGCACGTTGGGGTTACGGCGAGCACGAACAGCGCTGGATCCCCGTCGAGCGGCCCGACCTCGGCTTCCTGGTCGAGAGCGTGAAGGGCTCCGACCTGCCCGACCCCGAGACGATCACGATCGACCTCGAAGGCTTCCGCCCGACCTCGCAAGCTGCCTTCAACGCCGAGGTCGAGCGCATGATGGACAAGCAGTACATCGCGCCCCGGGAGGGGCTGCTGCTGATG